CGGTCTGACGAGCGTCCACAAAGCGCTCGCGGCGATTGAACGGACTCTTCTGAATACGGAGCGCCTCGCTCGCGGGCTGGATTTCGCGGGCCGTCCCCTCCCCTTGGCCACCCGCGTAGGCATAGGTGCATTCATCCGTCCAGTCCTGGACATACTCAGGGTTGATGAAGTTTTGCCGTTCGGGCGAGAGGATAAAGCCGCCCGTTCGCCCCGCGCCTGCCCGCCGATCACGTCCGCGCTGCCCCACATACACGCGAAACTCACAGGTGGTCTCACTCGTGGCAACGACATCAAAAAAGACCGGCGTCTGTCGCTGGATGCTCATATCGGCAATCTCTTGCAAGACCAGCATAAGTTGTCTCCACGGCGCGGTTTTCTCCATAATCGCGAGTGTGCTCGTATCCGCCTGCACACTGAAGATCGCGGGGTTAATGCGGCGTGTGGTATCGCCTGCGTAGTCGCTCGCCAGCGCACCGAGATTCTCGCGGACAAATGCTTTCAGCATATCATCGGCGGGGTCAGCCTTATCGCTCTCGGGCTCACCCGCCGCATAGGCGATAATGCGCGTATCGAGCAGGTCATTGAGGTCAACAAAGCGGAGATGGTAGAGTACTTCCCCCTCCGCGCTCTCGGTGCGCTTGACACGTCGCAGCAGATACCACGTCTCGGCTATGAGTTCAGGCGTGCGCCCTGGGAGTGTTTGATAGAGATACAGTCGTGCATCTTCGTGCAGTAAGTCCTCCACGCCGGGGACCAGCACGAGATCCTCGGTGCCCACGGCGTTGACCACACGCAGCATGTCACTACCAACCACGAGGCCGGTGATATCACGGCGATACTGTGCGGCATTCTTATCTCTGAGGATGAAGGAATACTCTGCGATCATGACGCCACATCCACTGACAAATAGCGCGGCTGCCACCAGAGCATGTTTTGCACGGTGGCGCTCTCCTGTAAAAAGACCGCAAGACTATTCGTCCCCGGCATCAGAAAAAAGTTGCTGAGTTGTGACCCTGGTAAGACGAGGCGTGAAACATCCCCGCGAAAGGTCGATGTCACGATAATCGCGGCGGGGTCAAACTCCAGATGCAGCCGCTCACCCGGTAAGAGCGTCAGATTAAAGAAGATTTCCGCGCCCGTGGTCACATTGCGGATACTGTAGAGCGGGCCGGTTGCGGCAAGCTCCATAATCGGATACACATCGGTGTTTCCTGTGTTGACCGCATAGTTAATCGCACTTGCCCCTGTGGCGCTGCCGGTCTGGTCAAACCCAAGCACGATTGTTCCATCCGCCGCAACCGCCACGGCGTAGAGCGTGGCGGTGCCAGGAAGATTGACATCTAAAGGCGTCCATGCGCTGCCGTTCCAGCGGGCAGCGCTGTCGGGCGTGGCGATGCCGTCAATCGTGATCCAACTCCCACCGAGATAGACCATCCCGGTCATGGGATCCACAAACACCTTTTGTCCCTCGGCGGCTCCCCCGCTCACGCCCGTGCCCATCGCGTACCAGGCAAGCCCATCCCAGTAGCCAATGCCGTTAATACTGACGCCGTTTGCGCTCGTGAAGTTCCCCGCGAGATACACGCGCCCATCCAGTCCGATTGCCAGCCCCGCGCCCGCGGGGGTACCCCCCGCGAGCCCGGTACCCATCGGCTGAAAGGTCGTGCCGTCCCAGTAGGTGATGTGGTTGACGGTGTTCCCGTCAGCGGTGGAGAACGATCCGGTCACATAGATCAGACCGTCCAGCCCCGTCGCCATGGCCTGCCCCTGCCCTGCTGACAGCCCGCTTCCCATGGCACTCCACGCCGCGCCGTTCCACTGTGCCACACCCGCCGCCGCCGCGCCGCCTGCATTCGCAAACGTCCCGGTGACGTAGAGCGTCCCGTCAAAGCCGATGGTCATCCCCAGACAACTATTGTCCAGCCCCGCCCCCAGCGCTGACCACACGCCGCCGCTATAGGACGCGACCGCCGCGGCTGCCACGCCATTGATATTCGCGAACGTGCCACCGACGTACAGCGTGCCATCCGAGTCAAAGGCGAGACAGCGGATCGATCCATCGGCGGGCGTGGGGGTGATGCTTGCCCATGCGCGGGTCGTATCATTCCACGTAGCAACGTAGGCGGTATTCGCCACACCAAAGGCGCTGGTAAAGAGCCCCACGACGTAGAGCAGGCCGTCTGGGCCGTAGCCCATCGCGGCAACGCGCCCGCCCACGAGCCCTTGGTCAAGGCTTGTCCACGCCCCTGGCTGCGTGCCCGTTAACCCCAACCGTTCCAGGATATAGTCTGCGTCCGTAATCGTACCCGACGTAACAAGTTCAATCCCAGCACTCTGCTCACGGGTCAGCGCGGGGTCTTGCATCGTAAACTGCGGCGTTGCCACCTCGCTATAGTCGCTCTCAGTCGTGCCTTCTAGTCCCCCATCATACGTACAGAGGAGCTCTAAGACCGGGCCGGGGGGTGCGCCGTCGCACGCCGTGCGCTGATAGAGGAGTGTCAACTGTTGCGGCGGCACGGTCAGATGGTGGCTGACCGCCTCTCCGAACGCCTGACGCGCACTGGCAAGCGCGGCGGGGCTGTCGGCGTCAAGCCGTCCGGTCAGTTGAATGATGCGCTCCTGATCGACCGTGGTCTGATAGTATGAGTTCCCCTTGAACCCGCTCGCGGTGACGGCGTTGTAGTTGGGTGACTTGCCCAGACCACGGATACTCATCAGGGAGAACAAAAACTCGTCAAAGTTATGTACGCGCCCGCCGTTCCGGGCTTGCGCGGTGCGGATACTGGTGCTTGCGTGCGGCGCGCCTGTCCAGAGGTAGTCGGCGCGGGTGGCAATCAGCCCTTTGGTATCGCCGTCAAAATACGTGGTCGCATAGGTTTTGTTTTCAAACTGGACAGCATCAATATAGAATGGAGCGAGCGACGTGCTGTTATTTTTGCCAACCGTACACTGATAATCGCCCGACGATGACGCCGTAAAGTTCACCCACACCCGCTGCCACACACCACGACCAAGAAAAGTTGTCGTGTTTTCAATCGGCCCCCCTACATTCTTTTGAATGTATGCCTTGAAAGGAATACCGGGCGCTGTTTTGATATAGAGCGAGAATGTGTAGGTTTGTCCGCTCACGAGCCCGGTGATCACGGTTTGCGCATAGCTATAGGGGTTCGCGTTGGGGATCACCTTGAAACTCCACGCCCCGCTATACTGTTCTTCTGTCGATGCGCCCCCGCCGCTTACCTCGACCGCTGCCCAGAAATCAATACCGCGCTCAAAACTCGGATTCCGACAGAGATTCACGCTTGCTTCAGGCGTGATAATGGACAACAGCGCATCCTTGCCACGGATTTCATAGCCCGTAACAATTGGAGGCAGGATATCATAGATACGTCGTGCCATTTAGCCTCCCATCTGCGCAAGCGCCCGCGCCTGGGCGTAGTCCATCGCGGGCGGCGGCGGGTTCTGGCTGTTGTAGGTCGGCGCATAGGTAAACGCCTGGTTGTTCGCGTTGTTGTAGGTGTAGTTTGCCGTCTGCTGACTAGAGGCGGGCATAGTGACCCGCCCAGACGTAGCGCCCCCAGTGCTGCTCGGGGTAGCGCGGATACCACTACCACCAACACCCGGTCGTGAGGGGTCGGTGCTCAACGTAAAGTCGCCCCCAAACCGCTGATCAAAGAGAGATTGAAGCGTTGCAATCCTCTGTCGTGCCGTGGCAATTGCAGAGTCGAGTGCTGCCCCTGTTGCGCCCGCTAATTGCCCTCCAAGACCACCCAGCATCCGTGTCCCCGCACTCGCCATCCCCGATAGCGCTCCCTCGATGGCGCTTTGCATACCACCTGATCCTTTAATGATTCCTACTGCAATACCGTCGCTGATCGGGCGTCCAACCTCATCAGCAAACAGCGTTGACGGGCTGTGGATGCCCGCCGCCTTTTTGCCCGCATTGACCGCGCTGTTGACTGCCCCCACGATGGCGGGGTTGATGCTGACCGCCCCTGACGCAATCCCCGCCGCGATGCCTTGACTGATCGACCAACCCACCTGCTTACCGCTGTCGTAGGCTCCCTTTTGTGCGGCGTCGATGTCTTTGATCATCTGTTCGCGGTTGATATCGTAGTTGACCTGCGTCCGCACCTCTGCGGGGATCTTGCGGAGTGCAGCATCATACTCGTCTGCCGACAACTGGCCGGCGCGATACGCCGCCGTCAGTTGTCCGGTCAGTTGCGTTGCAAGTGCCTCTTGGGCGCGCTGACTGTCTCCGGCGGCATTTTCGGACTTGATAAGTGAGAGCACGAACTGATCCGCCGTCATGGTGCCGTTTTCGCCCCATGTCAGAATGGATTGTGTCATATGGTCAAACAGTACGGCGGTGCTTGTGTCCGCGATGCCAAACTGCGTTTGGATGGCGGTCTTGATGGCGGTTGCTTTATCGGCGGCAATCGTACCCATGGTCGCTTGGGCCGTCACCCAGTTATAGAGTTGCTCCCCTAGTGCCGCCTGCTGTGCGGCGATCTGCTCCGCATAGTGCGCTGCCGCCTGCTGGTCAGACGTGGCATACGCCGCCATTTCCTCCTGCATCTGGACGACAATCGCGGCCTTGCGTGTAGCGCTGCTCTCGGTGTCATAGGCGGTCTGCAGTTCGGTGAGCTTGGCATTGTGATCCGCCGCCCGCTTGTCAAGGTCATCGAAAAAGCTTACTCGCGTGGCGATGCTTGTCCCTAATGCCTTGGTACCTTCCGTAAACGCCTTGTCGGCGTCCTTCAGCGCTTGCTCCATGGCCGCAAGTTGCTCAGGTGTCTGCGTAATCTCTTGCACCATCCCGCGCACGTTCGTGCCAAAGAGCTTGGCCTGGTTCGCACTCTGCTCCATGGCCGCACCCGCCCGCCC